CTAGTATCGTAGTGTGCGAGGGTGAGTTAGATGCGGTAGTTGTATCAGGTATCTTGAATCTGCCAGCAGTAGGAGTACCAGGAGTGCAGGCTTGGAAGCCACACTTTACTAAGTTGTTTACAGGTTATGACATTGTATATGTAGTAGGTGACAACGACATCAAAGAGGATGGCACCAACCCAGGTGCTGAGTTCTCACGCCGTGTGTCACAAGAAGTAATGAACTCACGCATAGTATCATTGCCTGCATCGATGGACATCAATGACTTCTACCTTGCACACGGCAAGGATGAGGCGTTGAAATTATTTGGAGGTGCGTGATGTATGACAATGACCGAGAGCGATTGGGTCACAGTGGTACAGACTTTGCAGCATATGGGCTTTCAAGTCCTGACTTTGGACAGACAAGCGGAGACTCTGCTCATACGTCCGATTACCACACGTTCGTAGCGGATATGTGGGAGGTGCTAGATGGTGCAGGTAATCTGCTCATCAAGAAGCACAAAGACTACGGTCCTACTAACATCTCACGTAGCCCTGGTGGTCCTCTTAATGGGTTGCGTGTGCGTATGTGGGACAAGACAGCACGCATCAATCACCTGATTGATAGTGGTGCTACACCTGAGAATGAATCGTTGCGTGATTCCTTTATTGATCTACTCAACTACAGTGCTATTGCACTGATGGTGATAGATGGTAAGTGGCCTAATGACTGAGTTACATCCACAGTTAAATGACCTTGTACCTAGTGTTGTTACTGTTGTTCACCGTCGCTATCGTAAGTATGTAGATCGTGCTGACCTGACACAGGAAGCATACGCCTGGGTAATGGCTCGCGTTGCATACTTCAATGGCTTACTAGAAGATGAGAACGATGCTGTTCGTTTGATTAATCAGAAGCGTATTGCATTTCAGATGCGCCGTGCTATCGAACGCTATGCCCGCAAGGAGAAGGCTGCTAGGTCTGGATACCAGACTAATGATGAGTCCTTCTATGACACAGTAACTATTGCACAACTCTTGCCTTATGTAATCGCAAGCGTGGTCAATGATACCGCTATTGAACAGGCACAAAACCTTATCAATGATGGCACACCACGCAAACCTGCTGCCCCCGCTGAAGGTGGCAACCTACTGGCTACACTGATTGACATCAAGAGATCGTATGAGTCACTAGATGAGGATGATAAGAACATCCTGCGCCTGCGCTATCACGAGAACTACACACTGCAACAGTTGAGTGAGGCTACAGAGTGCGCTGTCTCTACTGCAGATCGTAGATGTACCAATGCTTTGCGAAAGATACTTAACTTTATGGGAGGGGAGTCTCCTTACCAATGATGTACGACTATCGCTGTCCTGATTGCAATACTGAACTAACTATTGAACGTAGTATCCACGAGCAACCACGTGAACCATCTTGCTTTGATTGCCACATCCCAATGATTCGCAAATGGGATTCTCCTTCTATTACATTTAAGGGTAAAGGCTTCTACTCCACGGACAAATAAAGAACCCCACTGCGGAAGGGTGCAGTGAGGTTCTTCGGTGCCGAAAGGAGGGCGCGGTCAAATTGTATCAGTACCATCCGCGTCTGTTGCTATGTTGGAGAGCGCGACACGCACTCCCTCCGTAGCGATGACCAATGTATCGTATGCCGTGAAGGATTTGTAGTTCAGGTTCTCCACTACGTTCTCTAAGGAGTTGAGCAATTCCAAAAGCCGTGCTTCTTGGTTTGCCCGAAGCGTCTCTTGGGCGAGCAAGGTGGTCGAGGCGGGATTCACGGGTCCATAGGGTGAGCAGGCATTTGACCTGGTTGTGGTTGTAACCGAGTGCCTTTGAGTAACTAATGATAAGTGCCTTGTTCTCACGCTTCTCCTCCATTGTCGCTTTGGTTCGTTCCTTTATGTATACTTTCTTTGAGGACAGGTGCACCTCTTCCGTCTGCTGTGCGGATACGAACACCGACAACAGGAATAGTATTACCATCAATGTCAATCCACGTCTTGCCTTCTTGGTCATCTGTCTGCTTCTCCATTTCGAGCAATTGCTTATAGGTATCAGGGTATAGATGAGCAAGGCGCACCAGAGCGCGATCTCTTGCCCTTCTGTAGTTGCGTTGGCGCACCGCTTGGTTGGCTGCCCCTTGCAATCTCTTGTTATCTTTCATTGTTGGTCTTATCCTCCCATACAATCAGCAGATAAGCCACTAACATCACAAGCATCAAGCCTAGAACATAGGTCATTGGACACCTGCCATCACAGCAAAGACAATCTTGGTGATGTCGATTGGTTCAATGATAAGGCGAGCATCCTCTTCCCCTGCCTCCCAGCAGGACACCAACAGGCGTGAGTTCAAGGGTGCTTGGCGTAGCCATTGCACTGCACTATGCGGATCTTCCCCGCCCCATACTGCGTTGCCTTCCTCTGTTGCTATCTCGTAGAAGTTTACGAGTTTATTCTTAGGATGGAATCCCACTACGTTGTCCTCGCTCACTTGCTTTCCTCCTTCAGGCTATCAATCAAGACTTTCATTTGGTTATAGGTGATAACACTTTCCAATCTACCTGCAAGGTACTCATCAGCGTTGTCTCCCCACACCTTGCGTGCTAACTGCACTAGGTTATAGACGGTGTACTCTAACTCAACCTCTTTAATCGTCATCACTTCCTCCTTCGTTGAATGTATCTACCATAGACAAGGCGTGCACCATACGCATTAGGTTCATCCCTGCCTCCTTCTCTGTCTCTTCATCTTCAATCTGTATCAGCGCAAGGTCACGACATAGGTCAGCCTTTGCTTTCCAGTAGTCTACCGTAGGCTCAGACATTAGAATCCTCCTTCAATACACGTCCCTTAAACTCACTACTGATTACCTTGCTTGTGTCCTCATTACCTAACAGGATGTCCCAATCCCACGCTTTAGGGTCGCCGTCATAGGTTTCAATCTCAATAGTTACTAACCATCTATCCTTCATCTTCTGCACTCTCCTTCACTAGGTCATTGATAGTTTTCTCTTGCTTGTCTACTGGCAATTCGATCTTAGATAGTGCCTCACCTAGCGCCGTGCGCCAGTTGCTACCTGTGCCCGTGGACAATTGCTTAGGCTCATCACCTGCAAAGTCCCACAGTTCCACGTCATACTGCTTGTTTGCTGGTGCAATCACTACCGTAAATACAAACTGCGCCACCTTGTTCTCTTCCTCAGTCATTTTTTTCTCCTTTGTGCATCATCTTTTCCATCCAATACGCAACTATTGCGATTGGTATACCGTACACCATCAACAATCCCCATAGAACTATTGCATCATTCATCTTCTTCTCCTCCCTTGTGTAAATATCCTCCCATAGTGGAGTGTAGCCCTGTATGGATAACAATATCTCCCGCGCTATCTACCGTGAGCCTTGCCCCTGGCATATTCTCCTCCACCCATTCTCTTAGGTCTTGAATCGTGTCTACCTCTTGCAACTTCACGCCTTGCCCTCCTTCTCCGCAATCAATAGCCCTGTGCGTATGCCCGCAATCAGTTTGCGGAGGCTTTGCGCTGCTTCTGCCTTGGTACCGCCTAGATAGTCGCTGAATCCGCGTGGCTCCCAATGCCCTGAGCCGTACTTGCTCCCTCCTGTGAAGTGGATACGCCAGGCGCGTCCGTATGTCTTGCTTCCCTCCTGTAACACTAGGTGCGGGCGCTTCATAGACTCATAAGGCGCATCCTCCACCACTTCACCCTCGAACAGGGGTTGAATCAATTCTTCAAGCACTTTCACAAGGCTTCTAACCTCTTCCATTGTTGTTTGCATTAGATTACCTCCACGGTCTGCGCTGTGCCATAGTTTCGGATTACATCTTCCAACTTGTCCAACCCATCAATGTCAATCTCTGTCTCGTCGGGATTCTCCTCCGCAACTGCTCGTGCTAAATCTCCCTCGCTAATGATGAAGAGGGTGTCTCCTGTCCCTGTCGCGGTGTCAATCGTCCACCAATCGCCATTCTCGTTTGATACATAGTAAATTGCCATTATCTGCCCTTCCTAGGCTAAGAGAGTGAGCGCCTTGCCCTCCCTCTTGTGCCCCCGTCGGATTATGAATCCGTAGCCCGTAGCGCGGGGGCGGTCTTACTTGCTACTTACCGCCCCACATTTTCGCCAATTCTTGGGCGGTTGGCAAGGGCTTGCCCTCCTCCTCCTTGGCGTGACAGACTAGGCAGATGTTCCCTGGGAAAGTCTCGTAAAGCCTGTGGATAGTGATACCGCAATTCTGACAGTCTAGGAAATCGCTCATTACTTCACCGCCTTCTTGTGATTCTTGCGGGTGCATTTACCGCAAATCTTGTCCGCCGTGAAGGCGGTTAGAAGGTCATTGTCATCTCCGCATTGTGTGCAAGTGCTATTCATTACTTCACCCCGCAAGCGATTAGGAATCGGGCGCGGTCAAATCGGGCATTATCTGCCTGTAGTGCATCTGCAAGGTTGCGGGCTATGTCTGCCCCGATTGTCTCTTCTAGGTTGCAGATGTTGCCAAATTGTGCAAATACTTCTGCTATGATTACATAATCTTTGCGTGTCATTTGGTGTATCTCCTCTTAGGTTAATTCAAGCGGTTTGGCTTGATAAGAGAAATATATACGGGTGTCTACCCCATTGTCAAGCCCAAACAAGGCTTATTTGATAACAGTTTGATAACGTTTTGCTGAATGAATCCTGAGAATAACAAGGGGCAATCGTGTCGATAAGTCGACAATTGTAAAGGCATTTGGTTGAAGATTCAACTATCTTTTATTACTGATGAGTAACTTAATGGGATGAAACAAGGTAGACAATTAAGGGTTGAATGTCTAAGTGTTAGGGCATTGTTAATTATTGGGCATATAATAGTGATGTGTCTAGGGTGCCAGAAGTGGAGTAAGCCATCAATTCTTTGGTAATAACTTATCCACAGGCAGCAAAGTTATCCACAGGTCTGACCAGTTATCCACAGGGGTAGGGGTAGTTATCCACAGGCAAAAAACGGCACCCGTGGGTGTTAAGTCTGGCCCGTATATGTATAATACTCCCACACAAAAAATATACGCTAAAGTGAAATGTCCTATTTTGTACACATATTTCTAGTGACCTTGGTCACAAAACGTAAATAAAATCTACCGTAGACGGGAAATCGGTTATTTTTTCTGCCTTATATATAGTAGGGAGTAAAACGAACCAGTACTAGTTTTACGACCGATACTCGCTGCGTTGGCACTACGCGAGTCCCCCTAGGACGAGCACCAACTTACCCCTCGCTGCGCTGTGGCTTGCTCGGGCGTCAAGCCCGAACTGGTTACTGCTTTTAGTGGGGATAGTTCTATCTCCAGTATAGAGATCTCTTCCCCAGTAAAAATTTTTTACGCGCCTACGGCGCTTTATTAGAGGAGACTACGTGGCTGAGAAGTCCAGTGACATCGCCAAGCGTCTGATCCTTTCAGGTGTAGCAGAAGGTTTAACCATCGAGGCAGCCACGGCTGCATCTGGTAAATCCTATAAGACTTATGAATACTATCGCAGGACCGATAAGGTCTTTGCAGACAAGATGGACCGAACACGGCTAGGACTCAAAGACAAGAACTTTGCCTCATCCGATGTCCACGACTTAACCTTTGCAGAGTTCCGCCAGCGCTACCTCCACTCTCAGACCTTTGCTCACCAGCAGAACCTGATCGATGTGATCGAGGGGCGTGAACCTTCCTGGCTACATCCCAGTATGAAGTACGAACCAGGGCTGGCTAGTAACCGTATCCTTGTTAATATCCCTCCCAACCACGCCAAGTCGATGACGGTCACTATCGATTACGTCACCTGGCAGGTGTGTCAGAACCCTAACTTTCGAGTTCTAATAGTTTCACAAACGCAGCAATTGGCTGCTGACTTTCTCTACGCCATCAAGCAACGCCTGACACATCCTAACTATGAAGCACTGCAACAGGCTTACGCTGCTGGCGTAGGGTTTAACTCTAAGTCTGCCTCGTGGCAGGCTACCCGTGTTACCTTCGGTGATGAACTCAGAGAATCCTCAGAAAAGGATCCAAACATTGAGGCCGTCGGTATCGGCGGTCAGATCTACGGTAAGCGTGCAGATATGATTATCGTAGACGATGCGGTGACATTAAAGAACGCCAACGAGTTTGAGAAACAGATCCGCTGGTTAACCCAGGATGTGCGCTCTCGTCTTAACCCTACTGGTAAGTTAATCATTATCGGTACCCGCGTTACAGCAATTGATCTTTACAAAGAACTACGTTCCGAGGACCGCTACCCAGGTGGCCTTGTACCTTGGAAGTATCTGGCTATGCCAGCATTACTGGAGACACACGAAGACCCCGACAAGTGGGTTACCTTGTGGCCAGCATCAGATGCTCCCTTTGATGGGCAGATGGAATCTGATAAGAACGAAGATGGACTTTACCCCCGCTGGAATGGTCGTAACCTTTACAACGAACGTCAAGCAATGGACGCATCTACTTGGGCGCTGGTCTACCAGCAACAAGATATCTCCGATGATGCTATCTTTGACCCAGTATGTGTGAGAGGTTCTATTGATGGAATGCGTAAAGCAGGTCGTTTGGTTCCTGGTCACCCAGGGCATCCGCGTGATCTTAGCGGTTTTTCAATTATTTGTGGCCTTGATCCCGCTATGGTTGGTGATACAGCCGTCGTTTGCTACGCTATCGACAGGGTTAGCCATAAACGTTATATCGTGGATGCTATTAAAATCACTAGGCCAACACCTGCTGCGATCCGTCAAATAATCTTTGACTGGACTGCGCTCTATCAACCTACCGAGTGGATTGTAGAAAAGAATGCTTTCCAATCATTCCTTACGCAGGATGAAGGTATCAGGCAAAACCTGGCCTCTCGAGGAGTGCTACTGCGGGAACACCATACTGGATCCAACAAATGGGACTCAGGCTTTGGCGTTGCATCAATGTCAACTTTGTTCGGGACCAAGCAACACGATGGCAAGCACCACAGAGACAACCTTATTCACTTACCTAGTGACCAAACTGAAAACATTAAAGCGCTCATCGAGCAACTAATTACCTGGTCGCCTACTACTAAAGGTAAGACCGATATGGTGATGGCTCTTTGGTTCTGTGAGATTCGCGCACGCGAGATGCTCAACCAAGGTATGCACAAGACCCACCATATGAAAAATCCATTTCTATCTCGTAGTGAGATAGGCAAGCGAACAGTTATCAACATAGATGAACTGCTTGCAGAAAAAGATCGCACATTCATCTAAGGAGTTACAATGGCAATGACAGCAAAGCAGAAGGCGAAGTTCCAGTCAGAATGGAAAAAGCCTGGTAATGTCAAGAAGAACGAAATCATTACTCCTGGTTCTATTGTGCGTGGAGTTGCCAAGGTCGCGGGCAAGGTTGCTGGAAAAGCAACAAAAGATCAGGTTGGTGTTTCTGTACGTTCCAAGTCTGTAGACACCAGTACTAAGCGTATGGTTACTAAGCAGAACAAAGCAGCGGAGTCATACAAGATTAAAGATCTTGATAAGTTAGAAAAGGGCCGCGCTTATCGTGCAGAGAAAAAGATTAGCGATGAAATTAAGCGCAAGAAAGAACTTAAGAAGGCAGAGAAAAAAGGCTTAGTAAAAGGAGCCACTGCAACAGCAGTTCTAGGCACTGCAACAATTGCAGTAGTACCTAAAGATAAAAAAGAATCTAAGAAAAAGGGTAAAAAATAATGGCACAAATGAAAAAGCCTATGCCTAAGAAGCCAGCAGTCAAGCGTCCAGGTGCTAAGCCAGCACCACTTCCAAAGAAGCCATCGAAGATGACTCCGCAGGATGCAGCAATGAAGAAGATCCTTGAGAAGAAGCACGGCAAAATTTATGGCTAAGCCAACCAAGCAACAGATTGCACAGGCTAAAGCCCGTGCTGGTGGAAACAATCCAATTAAAGTAACTGATGCTGGATTAAAGAAACTTGGATCTGCTGCAGTTATAGCGGCGTCACTTACTCCAATAGGTCGCGCTGCTAAAACAGCGGGAACAGTTGCTAAGGCTGCTGCAAAGGCTACTGCTAAGAAAAGAGTTCCTGCTGCTTACACAAAAACAAAACAAGCAGTACCAGTAAAAGTTGTAAAAAAGACTACTCCACCTATTTACAAAAACTCAAAAACTGATGCTATATTACAAGAACAATATGCAAAAGCAGTTAAAGCCACTAAAGCAATAGGTGGAGATCCTAAAAAAGTTAAACTTACATATAATGGTAAAACTATAGATTACAATGGAATTAGGTAAGGAAAACAATTGTTATCAACTAAAGAGGTAGTAGCAAAGGTAGCACGTCTACAAACACGCTACTCCGCACGTGACCAGAGAATGCGCGATGTGCTCTCTGTACGTCAGGGAGACATCAGCAAGGTTTACCCTGCAATGTTTTCTGAGGAATATCCAAAGCCTCTAGTTGCTAACTTCATTGACGTAGCAGCGCGTGACCTTGCAGAAGCAATGGCACCGCTACCATCATTTAACTGTGCTGCAACCAATATGGTTTCAGACTCAGCACGCAAGGCAGCAGACACACGTACACGTATTGTCAACCATTACATCAGTGCATCTGAACTACAAATTCAAATGTACACTGGTGCTG